TGTCAGAGGCAGTGTCGGCACCCGAGCTGGCGTAGTCCTCGTCCGGTGACAGGTGAACCTGTGGCAGCTCGGAGTTAACGACTCTGGCCCGCGATGAGGTGTCGTTGGTGTTGTGGTTGGTGGCGTTCTGCGAACTGTTGACCGCGTTGGTTGATGTGGTGTCGTCGGTGTAATCCATTGTTGACAGCGGGTCAAACGCGATTTTCTCGGACTCATACAGTTGGTTGTAGTACTTCATGATTTCGCGCAACCGACGGTTCAGCGCGAACTTGAACATTGACGGTGTCTCGTGACCAATCTCATACAGCGCATAATGGTCGGTGATGCGCTGGTTAAGCACCGACCTATAAGTCTCGTCAAAAATCGGGTAGTCGGTGGCAGTTGCCATGCCGATATCAAAACCGGAGTCGATAAGGTCACACAACCGCATCGTAAACGTGGGCATTAGTTCTTACTCCGTCCAGACATGATATCGGACACCGACCCGCCAGGATTAGGCGCATCCATCGGACCATCGCTGGACGACATGACCAGCTCATCCTCATTCCACTCGACTTCAACACTGAGACCATACTTGCGGTTGATCTGCTCCACCGCGTACTTGCGCGCACCCATCGCAGAGTTACGCGCGGCTGACACTTGTGCGTCGTTCGCGCCCACCTCATCGGCCACGAGACGTTCGCGCTTGTCCTGGTTTGAGTTGTTGATGCCGAGGAATGTCATGGTCTCATTCCAGATTTTTGCTTTCGCTAGCTGCAAGTTGATGACCAAATCTTTGTCAATCTTCATGTCGAACAACTTTATCTTGTCATCCATGCTGTTGCCCTGGAACACGTCGGTGCCGAAAATGACCGGCTCACCTTCCTGAACTTGACGCCATACATTCTGGAACGTCAAACGCTCATTGTCGTTCACTGCGAACAGGAACGGTTTACGCATCGCAGTAAGGTTAATCTCAATGGTGCGCTCGATTTCTGCAAGCTTTGTGGACTGTAGGAGAACCAAATCCCAATCGGGCACGCGCATCGTGTTCGCCCATATCGGTACACAGTCACGACCGTTGATATGCGCGGGTAGCAGCCCTGCCATGTTGTTGCCGCTGACTGTGAAACGGGTGGGGTTGTCGTACATGTTCCAACCGCCAGCACCGGAACCACGCAACGCAAAGAACCGGTTGAAGTTCTTGTCCTCGTAAAAGAACACCGCGAGAGCGTGCCGGAACAGCTCATATTCAAGGAACCGGCGGTCTATTTCTTCCGGCAGACCCGTCCACTTGAAACGGTTAGTGGCGAACTCCGTAAGAATTCGCATATACATCGTTTCGTACAACGCCAGACGGTCACGCGGTGCGTTGCCGCGAAACGGGCCGTACAGGTATTCCTCAACGTAGTCCCGTTTGCGTCTGCTCACAGTGTGATTCCTGTCTTGGGTGCGTTGTCCGCAATGTCGATATTGCCGATATCAGCGGCGTTGGCCCACACGGTAACACCTTTCTCAAAGATGCCGCGTATGGTCTGCCGGTACGTCTCGGGGCAAGCGCTGGACGTGATGTAGGTTTCGCGTAGTTTCCAGTAAGTGAACTTTTCCATGACCTGAAAATCTGACGGCATACGACCAAAACGGTTGATCGCGTAACCGTACCTAAGCCAGAACTCACCGATTCCCACGTTGACCGCGTACTGCAGCATCTTGACTTTGGCGAACAGACCCCATTTGAGCATGGCAAGGTTGAACACGTCGCCGCCGAGCTGACCGGCTGTCGTAGGTTGAATCAAACGTGCGTCTTGCACTTTCGCGTTGATACCGGCAATGGCGTTGGAATAGTCACCCTGCGCGGAAAACTGTGCGTACGCAAAATTCGTGTCCATGTTCTGTATACCAGTGTTTTTGGTCAACGTGGCGTTGCGGTTCACCTGACCCGACGAGATAGCTGCCGACTGCTCGATTTGGTTCTGTGCAATGGCAAGGTCTGCCGCCTGGTTGAGTATCCCTAGACCGGCACTAGCGGCCCCGGCAGGGCCGCCGCGCATGACACCGCCCACAGCGGCGTTCGCGCCTCCCAGCAGGGCGCGTTGGCCCGCTACGGTGCGCGCTAGGTTCGCGCTGTCGGTGATGTTCTGCGAGGCGGAACCTGCAAGGTCCACGCCCAGGTCGATCCCTCGGGCGGTGTTCCCTAGCGCGGTCTCAGCGCCACGGAGTGCGCGTTGCTGTGACCAGTCCGCCGAGCTGTGTTGGAACGCGATCGAGTTTTTGTTAGCGGCCATGTACGACAAGTAACCATTGTTCACCACACTGAATGTGGGGAGGTCGAAAATTCCGGTCATCATGTCGTACATTTCGCCACCGTCGTTCATGATGGAACCGTCAGCGGCAGCCACGTCCACGAAACCGGGCAGTGCGTTGTACTTGTAGGGGATGAACACAATGCGCGGGTTCGGTTGACCCATGAACGCTTTTTGCAAAACGATCATGTCGTTTCCGGCCATGCACTCCGGCTTCAAAACAATAGGTGTCGCTGAGTAGGTGGTGAGTTCGACAGCGGTGTATGGGTAGGTGAGAAACTTTTTCAGGTTCGCGTAACGACCTGTGAGCAGACCGTCGCGCCAATTCTGCGCCAACCAAACGCGGTCGCGTAGGTTCTCGTTAGGGTCCAGCTCGGACACGATGACGTTGTTCACCTGACCGCTAGGACCGCTGATGAGGCGAAGGAACGGTGGGGACCCTGTCGTCCATGACAGCGACTCAGTGACCACTTCACTGTTGACGGTTGCGCCATAACTCACAGCGGTCACCGACACAATGCCCTGCGTCACCCACGGCTTGTCGGCCATGAAGTGCATGAACGACTGAAAATCAGCCATTGACGCGAACAGGTAAAGGTCGCAACCGTTGGGCACGTTGCCGTATGCGGAACCTTGCGCCATCGTCAGAATGGGTGCTGTGACGGTGCCGTATGGTCCGAAAAGGCTTGTGGTGGACATGACCATAATGGCGTTGGCTGTGGACGTGTCACGGTTGTCAACGAACGTGTAGTCGTACGTTTTCTGGATAACGTACTCGTTGCCGATATCGAAACCCTCAGGAATCGTGAGGTAGTCCCTGCCGTTGTTCTGGAAGTTGTTTTCGTTGGCGATACCGATGTGGCCGCGTTCGATGTAGCAGTTGCCGAACGTGATTTCGTGGCTGAACGTCTGCCACACGTCGAGCTGAACATAAATTTCTGTCGTGTTCGGCGCAAGGTATCGAACATCGGTGATGAAGTAGTACAGCGTCTGCGCTACCGACTCGCTGATTCCGTAACCGTCACCGTGACCGGTCACCGGCTGAGGGTTGTTCACCACGCGAAGATAGTTGAACGTGAACACCTGACCAAACGGAATGTTCAACCGGATCGGCACACCAACACGACACTGTGTCATCTTGTCAATGCTGATCTTCGGGCCAGCGTTGTTGTCAAGGTAGGTGTTCAGGTCGGTTTTGCTCGCGTAATGCACAATGTCGCGATAGTCATTGTTCCATGGAACATTACACAGGGTGACCGTGGTTCCTGGCGTCCACGCGGCATAAGAGAACGTTGAACCGAAACTGGCAATGCTCGGAAGCTGCCCAATCTCATCACTAGGGTAGGTGGTCATTAGAACTTCACACCAACCGCGTTAAGCCTCGCACGAGTGGCAGGACCAACCACACCATCTTTCACAAGGTTCGACCGCCCCTGGAAATCGAGAATCACATTCTCCGTCTGAGTCCCGAAAGAACCGTCCACTGTGAGGTGCGAGTAGGCAGGAAACACATGGTTCAAACCGGCCTGTAGGGACCTCACCGCACTACCCGATGACCCCATACGCAACACCGTGTCAGACGGTGCGACCTCCGGGACCAGCACACCGTGCCAGTGCATCGCCCGCTGCGCCACACGCTGACCATAGGAGCTGTTGCCGTTGTACTTCGTCCCGGCAGCGGCAATGCTCACGGCACCATAGTTACCTGCGAGGTATCCGGCGATGAGCTTGAAACCATACAGGAAGTTGTCAGCAGGTACCCACAACCGCAGGCCCTTGTTTGCGGCGTCGGTGAGGAAACCGGGCCACGTTATCTGCATCGGCCCAACACCGTTCGATGCGTGATGTTGGTTAATGACCAGACTGTAGAACTGACCGTAGTTCACACTGGTCACCACACCGGCGCCGGAGAACGTTCCTCCCGCGTCGTGCCCGTAAACGTTCGCACCGTGGGACTCCGCTTCCACGAAAGCGGCAGCCACCCACAACGGCAAACCCACTTTCTGAGCGGCTGAAATGAGGTCGCCCACGTTCTGAAAACCGTTACTGGTCAGAACCTGTGAATTGGTCGGCATAACGTTTCCTCTCAGGAATAAGTCTGTTGGGGACACAATAACACCGCCCCCACCGGAATTGGTGGGGGCGGTGTCATCTGTGGGGAGGAAACGTCAACCGACCCACAAGCTCGCAGGGACTAGACGAACGTGACGTTGAACGTGTAGTCCACAGCGGCACCGACACCGT